TAGTGCCAAGCGGCTGGATTAGCTAACTGAACGATTTCAGTGTATCACGGTGTACATGCCGAGTCAATACCATTGTATGGACATACATAACGTATTGTTGAGTAATTGTGATTGTGGTAATATACTCCTGTTTATTTTTAATTAAATTTATGGAAAAAATCACCTTTAAGCCTTTCGGAAAAAGAGTAGTAGTATCCCGCCACGTTCCTGACGCTGGCGGTTTTGAACTTACGGAAGAGATGAAGCGCGAGTCACATCCCGACATAGGCGACATTTTGCAGGTTGGTCAAATCGGATTCTGGAATAAATGGGTACGTGGGATTCGTCCAGGAAAACAGATACACTTCACGAGATACTCCCCGGTCAAGATCAGTACAACAGACTATGAAATAATTTATATCGAACTCGATAACATCTTGGGGATACAAGTTAAATAGTTATTTATGGAAATATGGAAAGATATCAAAGGCTACGAAGGATTATATCAAGTTAGTAATCTTGGAAGAATTTATAGTTTTAGAAGACCACACGCCAAGGGGGGTCTTCGCAAATTGCACTACAGAAAAGATGGGTATATTGGTGTGATTTTGGCTAAAAATAAGGTTATAGAACAACTTTTAGTGCATAGGGTTGTCGCGAAGACATTTATTCCGTCAAGCAGAAAGCGGTTTATAAATCATAAGGACGGAAATAAGGCGAATAATAATGCTGAAAATTTAGAATGGTGTACCCACAAGGAAAATCAGGAGCATGCGGTTAGGACGGGTCTTTATACGCTAGGAACGGCGCGAGCGCAAAGTAAGCTTAACGATAAGCAGGTTCGTGTTATTAAACATATTTTAACTATTCCAAACAGAATTTCGATACAAACCATAGCGGACATTTTTCGGGTGGCGAGGCAGACGATTGTGCAAATTGACAAAGGCATTAGCTGGAAACATATAACAATTTAATTATTTAATTTTTTATTATGAAAATTCCGTTCAAAGAATATCTTTATGGCTCCGCAGCACGTAAGAAGCTTATGGCTGGCGTCGACAAGCTGGCCGACTCAGTGGCCGTTACCCTTGGAGCCAAGGGGCGTAACGTTATTTTTGAGTCTACGATTTTTCAAAAACCGCAAATAACAAACGATGGTGTTAGCATTGCGCGCGAAGCGAACCTCAAAGACCCATTCGAGAATATGGGTTGCCAACTTATCAAGCAGGCTTCATTTCGCACGAATGATCTTGCGGGTGACGGAACAACGTCATCTATCGTCATTGCCCGGGAACTTGTGAAAGCCGCATTCGCGCAAAAAGATTTTAATCCGGTGAATGTTAAAAAACACCTCCTTCGCCTTGGTAGGGAGATCACCGACGAGGTGAAGAAGAATAGAGTGGAAGTAAAAACAGAAGCGGAATTGGTCAACATCGCTTCAATATCGGCTCAGGATGAAGAGATCGGTACTATGATTGGGAAGCTCATGTTCGACCTTGGGAAGGACGCGACTGTGAATTTTGAGGAAGGTCTGGGGAATGAGATCAAGGTGGAACGTCAAAACGGCTTCAAGTGGGACTGTGGACTCAAAGAAGGTCTTATCTCACGCACGCGCTGGGAATACAGCATGGATGACGCACGTGTTCTTTTATGCAAGGACAAATTGAGCTCATTCACGGACTTTTTGCCTTTGGCAAGACAATTTGCCGATGTGGACGAGAAAGGACAAGTTAACAAGATTCACTGCACTAAGCTCGTGATCGTATCAGAGCTTCTACACGCTACGATTATTCAATTCCTACTTAAGAATTCCACTATCAATGGCGGTCCGCTTGAGTGGATATGGGTACAACCTCCATCATTCGGAGGTAAGAGAGATGATATTCTTGAGGATATGGCGATTGCTACCGGCGCAAAGATCGTGGATGGCGATAAGGGTAACTACGTACGCCATCACAAGCTTGCTGATCTTGGAACTGTTAAGTCGGTCTACTCTAACAAAGATCACACCGTGATGTGTCCCGCAGGACAGCAGGAGGCTATTGACGCACGCGTAAGCTTCTTGGAGGAGACACGAGCAAAGAGTAGTGATGAGAGTGAAATACTCAATATCAACGCTCGAATCAGTGCGCTACGTGGAGGGCTTGCAACAATCAAGTACTCAGCTCCTACGGACGTTGACAAAAAGGAACTCAAGTACAGACTAGAAGACGCTGTTTTTGCCGCTAAGGCTACGTTGCAGGAAGGTTACGTTGAAGGTGGAGGACTTGCGCTTTTACGTGCCGTCAACAAGCTCAAAAACAATTCCAAAGATAAAGACGAGCAGGTTGCGTTTACAATTCTCAGGGCAGCATGTGAGAAGCCTGCGAGACAGATACTTGAGAATGCTGGCATTGAGGATATTGATACCGTAGTGAAGGAAATGCTTGCCTCTGGTGATGGAATGGATGTGAAGACGAATGAACTAGTCGCCATGATTCCCCAAGGCGTGATTGACCCTTATCGAGTTGTGCGCCTCTCGCTTGAAAATGCCATCAGTGCAGCTGGTACACTTATCACTACTGAATGTGCAATTACCAACGAAGTTGAAGAATCAGTTTGTGAAGGCAAAAAAAAGTAATACAATAAGATTATGCGTTACGACTTGCCACGTTTGCGGTAAAGATATTGCCAAGAATAACCCACAGCAGCAGATCAAATACTGCTCTAAAAAATGCCGTAAATTAAGAAATGATGAAAAATAATATAATCATTGATATAGAGGATGGGAGGAATCCAACAGTACGTCTCGGCAAGGTTAATAACCTAGCCATAGATACTGACGGGCTTCCTCCATATCTCTCTGATCTCAACACAATTCTCAACGGTTTAATCATCCAAATGAGAGTATGTGAACAGAAAGGAGTCAATATCACAGACCTTATGAATCAAGTCGATCACATTATCAAAGAAGGAATGTTCGACGCTAAATTAATTATAAAACTACCATGCGCGGAAAAGTAAAATCTTATAAGATTGAAAACAACTATGGATTCATCGAAGGTACGCCCGATGTATTCTTCCATCGTAAAAATGTAGTAGGCGAATTACCCAACCAAGGCGATATGGTTGAATATGAAGTGCAGAATACGGAGAGAGGTTTATCGGCCAAAAATGTTTCTAAAATTATGTTTTTGGTTTAATTTTGATTTTTTATGCCAACTCCTAAACAGCTAAAAGCCGCAAAAATCCTAGTGGAAAACGGCGGAAATATAGGCAATGCCATGCGGAAAGCGGGTTACGGGAGGGGAACCGCAAAAACACCCCAAAAGCTTACCGGATCGAAGGGATGGCAAGACATCATGCGTGAGTATTTTCCTGACGAGTATATGGCGAAGAAACACAGGGAACTTTTCGAAAAACAGGAAGTTGTGATTAAAAAAGATGAAGAGGGAAAAGTTGAAGTCATCAAGACAGGAGAGATTGACCCCAACGCCGTAAAAGCCGCGCTGGATATGGGATACAAATTAACAGCCAAATATGCCCCAGAACGAATTCAAATCACCGCGCGCACTCTCGAAGGAAGAATCAGAAAGAAAGCTACAGGAGAAGATTGATAAGGAGATTGATGATATATTGGTTGACCCTGAAAGGTATTGTGAGGAGGTTCTACGGATTAAGGATAAAGCGGGTAAGGAGTTACCGCTTATTTTTAATTCAACGCAAAAAATAGTTTATGAAAAAATTAAGCAGATAAAGGCGCAGGGTAGACCTGTGAAGCTGGTAATTCTCAAGGCAAGACAGCAGGGTATATCTACAATGACGGAAGGTCTAATATTTCACGATACCGCGACACGATTCAATCGTAACTCTCTGATTATTTCTCATGACCCGGAATCAACAAAGGCAATTTTCAAGATGGCGAAGTTTTTTTATGAAAATTTATTAGCAGATGTTCGACCGATGAAGCGGTACTCCAACAGGCAAGAATTAGTGTTTGAGAATCCTGACGAAAAGAAGCGAATGAATCCAGAGACGAGAGGATTAGGCTCACAGATCGAAGTGCAGACAGCGTCCAAAACGGAAGCCAGATCAAGAACAATCCAGAACTTTCATGGGAGTGAGGTTGCTTTTTGGGTGAATGCAGAGGATTTGATGATCGCGGCGATGCAGATGATACCGGATCATAACGATACAATGATCGTTCTTGAATCCACCGCGAACGGAATAGGAGGTTATTTTTGCGATACATATTGGGCTGCGAAGAACGGGAAGAATGATTTTGAAGCTATTTTCCTTCCGTGGTGGATATTTCCTGAATATTCTCGTGAAGTGGTTGGTGAATTCATCCTTACGCCACAAGAGGAGGAGTTGAAGACTTTATACTCACTCACTGACGCACAACTCAATTGGAGGCGGTATTGTATTGCCAATAAGTGTGGAGGTGACGAGATCAAGTTTCGTCAAGAGTTTCCGTCATGTGTTAGCGGCGATACAGAGGTGGCTACATTAGATGGAATAATGAAGATTAAAGATATACAATCTAACCAAAGAGGCATTTTAGGGCATTGGTTTAAGGGAAAAAAGGACGTGTACACTATTAAGACGGAAATGGGGTACGAGGTTGATTGTACTTTAGACCATAAGATATTAATGAATAATGGGTTTAAAGAGTTGAGTAATATTAAGGAGGGCGATGTTGTGCAGTTGGGTATGCCTAGTTTCAATACAAACAAACAATCAATAAAATATAGTACGAATTTTATTGAAAATGAAATAAAGATTAGTAATGATTTCGCAAGGTTTCTTGGTATATTCATGGGTGATGGAAGTTTTGCTAGTGGTGATGGAGTGGTTAGCGTGGCTTGTGATAGAGCCTGTCCAGAAGTAGTTAATGAGGTGGAAAGGTTGTTTGATAAATATTTGGGCGGACATCACACTCGAATAACAGGTACAAAAAAAGGGTGTGTAGAGGTTAGGAAGGCTAACAAGCTATTTACTAAGGCTTTTAAGGAAATGGGAATAGTGAGAAAAAGAGCAAGTGGATATATGCGAAAGGTTTGCGTTCCTTCATTTATTAAGTTTTCGCCAAAGAATGTTATTAGGCAGTTCTTAATTGGTTTGTTTGAGGCAGATGGTTTTGTAGATAGGAACGGCAATAGGGTTGTTTTGTTTTCTAAATATAAGAAGTTTTTAAGGGATGTTCAGTTTCTTTTGTTGGGATTTGGCATTACGGCAAGGCTAAGGACGGCGAACAAAAGGTCTAGCGGTGGGCATGAGTATATTGGATATGAGTTAATATTTAGGAGGGCTGAGGCTTATCAGTATAAAAAAGAATTAGGGTTTATCTCTCAAAAGAAAAAAGAGAGAATTGCATTGTCAAACAACACACCAAGAGGTGTGGGGGCTAAAATGAGAAAGTTAGAGTTATGTGATAAGGTGGTAGGGGTTATGTTTAAGGGGAATGAGGAAGTTTATGATATTGCTACCGATTCACACGAGTTCATTGCAAACGGTATAATAGTTCATAATTGCGACATTGAGGCTTTTATTACTTCCGGTCTTCCGCGATTCAATCTCGATAATTTACAGCTTTACAGGCAAAACGTACCTAAGCCAATATTCCAAGGTGAGCTTGTCTCCGTAGACACCAAGGAGGGAATCAAACAGCCGGAACTGGTTAAATCAGCCAAGGGATGCCTAAAACTCTACAAACTACCGAGTATCAAGCACAGCTATGTTATTGGCGGTGATACCGCCAAGGGCACGGTATGGAGTGACTACTCATGCTTACAGGTGATTGACAAGCACACAGGCGATCAAGTGGCTGTATGGCATGGGAAGATTGACCCGACTAAGCTGGCATATCTTGCGGCACGATTGGGATACTTCTATCGAGGCGGGCAGGATTGCGCGCTGATCGGTATTGAGGTCAACAAGGACGGAATCACCACGAACAAGATTCTGCATTCAGAGATTCAATACCCACGATTATATCGTAGACGTTCAGTTGATCGTACGACCGAAAAATATGAAATGAAGCTAGGCTTTCACACCAATGAAAGATCAAGGGAGCTCATACTCAACAAGCTCGCACGCTGGATTATTGAAGGAGAGTTCGCGCTTGTCGATGAAGCCACGATCATGGAGTGCATGACGTTTGTGTATGATGATAAAGGAAAGGCACAAGCCCAAGAGGGGTGTTACGATGATTTAGTTATGTCACTGGCGATAGCCCTACACATATTTGATTATAATATTATGGTTCAACCGCAGAAAACACAGGAAGAAAAATTGAAAGAGATGTTGAAAGTAAAACAACAAATCCCAAAGTGGTGATTTGCTTTACATTCTAACAATACCTACGCATAATATTTGCAGTTATTAGTTTAGTTAGTTTTTATCGGTCCGAACTAACTAATAACTATGCAGGCTTCCGCTCAGGAGTACGTCGCACAGATACGGATTACCAACACCATCACCACTACACGTGGGGTTGTTTCGCCTAGAGTGTTGTCGATAAAAGCTTCAAAGCTTGCTGATTATATTGAGAAAGAGATCAGGCAATGTAATAAAACCTACACACCAAATAGATCGAAAGAATACGAACACTTGCCATTATTAGCATTGTGGGATTTAGCCGATACCGGAGAGCAGTTTGTTTTTGATAGTGTGAATGACCTTCCGAAGCAAACCGTTTTCAACTCTAAAGGTATTCCGGTTTTAATCATCATCCCTGAAAAAGAGATTGACGATATTGGTTTAAATAAATTTCAGCACCTCACCAAAAGTGAACGTGTCAAAGTTAGCGAACACCTTAAAAACGTACCCGTAACCCCATTCCGACTTGAGAAAGCACGTGCCTAAATTTTACGGCAAGAGCCTTTCGAGTTATGCGGAAGGCGAGAAAGACGCTCATTATTGGTTACAACGCGCAACTGATATGTATGCGCGTAGATCGTATTTTGAGACTATGTGGCGTAACTCACTGTTTGCGTTTGTGGCTTTTGCCGTTTATGGCGATACCGGGACAAAGAGATCGTTTGACCCTGACACCGCACCGGAGCTACAGGGGTACTTCAATAATAAATTCACAACTTACGGATTCAGATTCACTGATGTGCGTTATCCGTTGGAATTTGCCGTAGTCATGCGAAAACTGGCAACGGAGATTAAGAATCTTCCGATCCCTGATTGGATGGTTATTGGTAGTGAAGATCAAAGCCCGGCGTTACTGTGGCGCAATGTGTACAACCAGATGATTAGTGAGGCGGGTGGAGAGTATGAAGATTTTGAGACATGGTTGCAAAAGAATGTATTTGGCACGGCTATTCGTTGGTCACGGATGGTTGAATATGAAAATGTCATACAAGAGCCGGAAGTGGACGATGATGGAGAAATGACTTTTAAGGAAGTTAAAACAACGGTTAAAGAGTTCAAAAGCTCAACTGTTGATCTTAGGCATGTACTGCTTGATGAAGGTTGCCGTGAGTCTGACCTTTCGGATTGTGAGGAAGCTATTGTTTTTGAATATTACTCAAAGGACAAAGGCGAGGTTGTCTATAGTGATGTTGATTTCGAGGGATTGGGAATCAAGCCAGTCGCAAAGAATGAGATGTTTCAGGATGTGAATGATCTCAACGGTGGCAATCAGAAAAATTTCTATGAAGTCATGCACTGCTACTCAAAGGTAAAAGATCAATATGTGGTGATGATGAACGGTAAGATCGTACGTGAATCACCAATACCAATGAGGAGCTTTAGGGGTAAGAAGGATTTACCTCTTGCTCTATTTGTCGATCATAAAATACCCGGACAGCCTTATGGATACGGTGAACCTGCAATTGTTAAGGCGTTTAGGGAAATTAAGAATAAGAATCGAAACCTTATCTATGACGTAACCAAAAAAGCAGCAAAGCCAACACTGGCGATTGACCCGCTTTCTACATTCAACGAGGAGACTTATACATGGGGGCAAGACTTTGTACGAGTCGCACCAAATGACATGGCTCCTATCCCTGTGCAGGCTAATCTTGACGCACCATTACGACTAGATGAGATGACTGATCGGGATATTGTTATTTCTACCGGTGTGAATATTACTGATACAGCAGCACCGCCAAGCGATGAGACGGCAACGAAGACGGTAATACGCAAGGAATCACAAATAGCGATTATTGACTTAGGTCTACACCTAAACACAATTGCTGGATTTAAGAGGCTGCACAGAATCAACGCAAATATTCTTTTGCTTAATCTAAAAGTTCCTGAATTTGGCAAGGACGGTAAAAAGAAAGATCGGGAAGTTGTTACCGAAGGCAAGCAGATATTCAGATCTGAGAAACATAAATTTGTTGAAGAAGAAAATCAGGGCGTGCATACATTCAAATTCAAAGGTGAAGATATTGATTATGATTTCCAGCCGATATTGAAAGTTGGCAACATCGCCATATCTGAACAGATTCAAAAGGCGCTTGAGATGGAGGGTATAGAGCTTATGTCAAATGTAACGCCACAAGCTATAGATCAGTTTGGCATGGCTGAGTTTATCAGAGAGAGACAAAAATTGCCAACAACCGTACTGATGAAACGGCCAGATGAAGGGATGACAGATGTGTCACCAATGACGGAGGAGGACGAAGTAGCCAGACTAATTCAGCAAGCAGGTGGAATCATACCCGAACAACAGCAAGCCATTAACAATTATAAAAATGCTCAAATCAATCAAAACATGGTGGAAGGAGAGGAAGGCGCAGCAGCTATGGGAGCAGCAGGAGAAGGAGCAGGCGTACCGACTGCTGGGGCTGTATAGGTCAATTGGTGTGTATGTATCCCGTCTGAGTGATGAAGATAGAAAGAATATTGCAAGTCTAATCGTTGACAGCAAGTACCACAGCTTTGTGAAGTTGACCGCAAATCTAAAGGCTCAATGGCTACAGCAGATGTTTTATAAGAAGTGCGACGATGAAGACGTGAAAAGAGGCGGAATAATGATTTTACAGATGTTAGAGCGACAGATCGAAGACGAATTTAATCAAAAATACACACAGAGAATGAACGCAGACATGCAGGAAGAAACACTGGACGGACTCGGATACTAGATCATTAACAATTAGGGAAGTGCCTCGCTATCAGCTCATTCGTGTGGGTTGATAAGGTGGCATTTCCACCCACGTATTACTTAATTCATATCTTATGGATATCACGAACTCTGCAAACGCAGACAGTGAAGTGCCCGTAACACCCACTGAGGGGAACTTACCAGGCAATGAGGAGTCAACCTCTGAACAAAAACCGACTGAAAGCGAACATACCGAACTCCCCGAAAAGGGACAGGATGACTGGAAGAACCGTTATGACGGAACTGCCAAAGCGCACAAACAGTTGAGCGAGGAGCATCAAAGGGTAGTCGAAACCAACGTCAAGTTGGTGGAGAAAAATCCTGATCTACTTGAAGACTTGGCGGAAACCGATCCCGCTTTAGCGGATAAGGTAACGCAAAAAATCCACGGTAAATCTTATAGCGAATATAAGAAGAACTTGGAGCTTGAGGAGATACGGGAGGAAAACCCTGAGAGATATGAACAGGAAAAGCGTTTACGTATGCTTGAAGAACGGGAACAGGCTCGTGCCGAAAATGCCCAAAAATCCTTCCTAAAGGAAAAGGGCATTAAGGAGAACGAATTTGACCCAGCCTACAAGAGCGTGAAAGCGCAGCTCGATGTCTTCAATCCCAAGTTTGTTGAGGAAAATCCCGAAAGGGCATGGGAGATGGCTTACAATCTAGCGTTTCCAGCCAAAGCAGACACAGGAGAGGAGAAAAAAGCAAGTTTTCTTGCAGGTAATACGACCAAAAGAGGTGGAAATATGTCCGCAAAGATAGACCATTCAGGGTCTAACAAAAGTCCAGAAGCTCAAGCGTTCTCAAGTAGATTCCGAGAGCTGACGGCATAATATATTTTACTAACAAACTAAACATGTTTGGATTACATCTTAGAATGTGCTTTGGCACACAGAACATGGACGGTGGGATTATGGCTAATAGCGAAGTGTTCGCTATCGGCGACCCACTTACATACGACACGGATGGATTCGTAATTGTCGCTACGGCGGGAACTCGAGTCATTGGTGTATCAAATCAGGCAGTCACAGCAGCGGCAAATAACGAAACTGTAGCAGCTGCAAAAGTTTCATATATCGTAGGTAATATTTACGACTACTACGAAGCTGACATGAGTGCGGCAGTAACTGCAACTAACAGATCACAATACTGCGATCTCACAGGTGGTACAGGAGCGGTACAGATGGATTTTGGCACGGTTGCTGATAACACAGCGCAGTTCAGAATTGCAATGCTTGACCCACGTCAAGAGAGTTCAACAACTCGTGTACTTGTCAATATCGCTGAACCAGAACAGCTAGCACATACACAGAACTAATTTTTAACCTAATTTAAAATGGATTCATTAACTAGGTTGCCGGATATAATTGATCCCGAAATTGTAGAAATATTCGACCAAACGAAAGATCAACTATCCGCAGACCTCAAATACGGCAAATTGGGTTTTGAAGACTACAGTCCTTCAATCCCCGATCCAAAGTTTTCAAGCGTTTCAGGCTTGAGCGCAGCTCAACTTACGCTTGAAGGCGCTCCATATTCCAAAGAAGATCGAACACAAGGATATGATGTACAGATCACAGTTCAGAAATGGACTAAGCAATGTACTTATACTGAAGAGTTGGTCCACTGGATTATGGAGGGTAACAAAGAAAAAGCGCAAGAATTTAAAGAGACTGCACAGGCTGGTATCCAATCGACTTATGAACGTATTGATACACAGGCTGCAAGACTTCTTTATCTTGCACATACTACTACCCACCAAACAGGTGGTGACGCAGTAGCGGTTGCGGATGACGCACATCCTTCAACAGAACCAGGTGTAGCTACACAACGAAACATCCCACCAACAGCGGAAGGACATGTGCCTTTGAGCTATGCCGCTTTGGTAAATGCTCGAAATAGACTTAATCGTTTTTACGATCTCAAGGGTGTACAGCTCCGCCGATCTCCTCGCCTAAAACTTCTTATTCCTTTGGAACTTGAAGATACAGCGATCAGATTGACTAAGAGTACCAAAGTACCAGGAACTGATCTTAACGACATCAACACTATCGGTAGTATCGACTACGAAGTTGTTGACTGGCAGACCTCAACTTACAGCACCTACTGGGCATTGGTTGACCCTGCTCGTATGAAAAAGTCTGTTAAGGCAGTTTGGGGCTGGAAGCCACGCGTCGAGAATGAAACTGAATATAAGAATGGAACTTTTTACAAAACATTCTCAACTTATATGCAGACCGGCTTCCGCGATTGGCACTGGGGCTACTTTAGTAAAGGTGATTCGTCCGCTTCTTAACTTTTAACCCAACTATAAAATGGTAGACAAAAACGGATTAGAATTGGGAACAGCGGCGGGTGGACATCCTGGCAAACGTGTTCTTTGTAAGAACATTACTGCTGCGGATACTGCTACGCTAAGGGATACCTTTGGCTATAAGACTGACCCAATTGACGGTAGTACATTGATTTTTACTGATCTAGATTCCGCTATTGGAGTTCTACGATCAGGTCTAGGTGATGAAATTCTTTTGTCATCTGGATATACGGAGACAGTAAGTGCAGCTGGTGACATTGATTTTGATGTTGCAGGTTCAAAACTTATTGGTCTTGGTGTGGGCGATGCCCGACCAAAAATCACCTTTGACACGGTGGACACGGCGGATATGGATTTTGGCGCTGACAATCTTCTCGTTGAAAACATTATTTTCGTAAATGATGTTGATGGATTGAACGAGCCACTTGATATCGAAGCGAGTGTTGATAATGTCACATTTAGGAATTGTGAATTTAGAGATGATACAGCAGCAAAACAAACTGACGCTTGGTTTGTAACAGCTGCGACAAATACTAATTTGCAGATTCTTGATTGCCGACATGTCGGTTCTGACACAGCAGGAGCAACGGCTTTTGTCACCTTCGTAGGTGGTTCAAAGCACGTTGTGAAAGGGCTCAAGTCTAATGGTGATTTTTCTGCGGCTAATATCCGCATACTAACCACGCTGACTAGTGATATCTTGATCGAGGATTGTACTCTCGAAAACGCAAATGCTGTCGATGTTAATATCGAGGGCAACTCGCTTTCAAGTACAGGCTGGATTAGAAATTGTTCTTGTCGTATCGCTACAGATGGTCAAACCACATGGATTAATAACGTGGGTGGTATTACCATCTACGAATCCTTTGGTGCTGATAATAGTGGCGAAGCAGGCCAAAGAATTGGTACAGCTAATACAGGTTCTATTGAGGATGATGTTAGCGAGATTCTTACTGATACTGGGACAACCCTTCCAGCAACTCTTGCTACAATCGACGGTATTGTTGATGATATTTTGGTAGATACAGGAACAACCTTACCGGCTACATTGGCAGCTTTACCACAATGTGTGGCTAAAGTAGATGGAGCTGTCCTTACTGGTAATGATGATCTTTTCGTTATTACTGGTGGTCCGGTTCGTGCAAGAATCGTTGGAGTTGTGACTACCATTATTGGTGGTGCTTCTAATATGGACTTGCAGATCGTAACGACCACTCCTGCAGCGACTGTTAATCTGAACGCTGCTCCGGTGGCGATTAACGATGATGCAGCTGGTACTTCCTACTACAACGTAGGGGCGACTAGTGTGTTCACTCCCGTAACAGCAGGGGCGGTTATTCTTGACCCTGTAACAGTAGATGAAACGTATTTTATTCTACCTATTGGCACGGTTCATGCTCGCGGCTCCGCAGCGCAAACTGGCGTAATAGCGTGGTATATGACGTTTGAGCCGTTATCACCTTTGAGTGTGGTAACAGCAGCAGCTTAATAATTAAATTATTAAAGGCTGACGTGGAGGGGGTTTATACCCCTTCCCGCTAGCATTTAATCACAATCATATGCACATTTTAGAACGACCAATTAGTGAGATAAACTTTGCAGAACTCGACCCCGTTGAGGAGTTGCGAAAAATCGACCCTTCTTATATGGGTATGTTCGATGTAGCAAAGGGTAGGGATAAGGTGATTGTCCTTAGATCATGGAGTGGTTTTATTTCTCCAACTGTTGAGGCGTTTTTGCAAATGGCTATTGATCGGTATGAGACCGTGAAGATCTCTAACACAGAAGAAAGCAGAGTACGGCGTGAGCTTGCGGAAATGGCGCAGAAAGGAATTGAAATTGATAATCCACAAATGGAAGCTGAATGGGAGGCTAAACTTGAGGCAGCGAGACAGAAGGATAGAGAACGAATTGAAGCTGAAAAGGAGCGTAGAGCTAAACAGTTTGGAATTGAAAAATCTCAACTTGATTCCGTGCCATCCGATAAGGTGATTACTCCTGGCGAGGATTCTTTATTGCAAATTAATGGACTTGGCACTAAATCAATCCAGAAGCTAAACGAAGCGGGAATCAAAAATGCCAGTGAGTTTATGGCTTTGTCTTACGAACAAAAGCAACAATTAATAGGACCGGTTGTAGCACAACGTTTTAAATCTTAATACTACTCAACCATGCCAACACGACGAGAAAAATTTAAGGCAACAATGGATAAGGTAAAAACACCGATGGATAAAGCGAAAATGCCCACGAAGAAGATGATGGAGAAAAAGTCTTACAGATAATAGTTTTATTTAATCGCTCTAATACAGCGAATCTAACCTAATACGTTATGAGATCATATGAAATGGGTGGCACGATAATGTCACCACAAAGACCAATGTTCACGGAAGATGTAGGACAGGGGTCAAAAATAGTATCGGCTAGTGAGACCGTGAACATTGATACCAATGTTTATGTAGTGGACGAAGCCAGCAGGACGGTTATTATCCAATTAACTGAATCGCCAATATTGGAGCTGAATACTGGTTTAGTTGGCTCTTATTGGGGCAATCAGAAAAACCTACAATATAAAGCTAAGGGGCAAACTCTTGTAGAGACGGACGGTTCAGCCACTTTTGACGTTTATGATTCAGCAATCAATTTAGAAGATATTTTTGAATCCAGCACGAACGGTAGATACGTGGCAAAAGTTACGGACGGGGCAGGAAAAGTCCTTTATGGGTGGATTGGTGCAGTGAGTGTCGCTTCTGATGTCTATACTTTTGCGGTTCATACTAATGTAGTGTTGGGTACGCAGAACTGGTTTCAGGGTGACGCAACAACTTTTGATGCAGCTACTGGCTTTACCGTAGAAATCTACAGATACACAACATCTTTAACGTGGAGTGCGTCAGATACTTTCAGTGAGGAGGTTCCTTGGAATGAGCCGGAGAACCCAGATCATACAGGTCAATCAGAGTTCAGGCTCTTGGCTTCATTAACAGATGGTCAATATGCTGTTGATTATAATGAGGGGAGAATTTATGCGAGGAAGTTGGATGCGGATAATAGCGAAGTTGCCACATATAAAACCAAGGCTAATGCTACGGCTTTAATTGATTCCGCAGATTTGGAGGACATTGCAGCCTCAATCACTGGTCCCAGTGCTCCAGTTATTGATTCATATCAGCAAGTGGCGATCAATCTAACTACAGGGGCTAATCAAGTTCTTGTTGCCAGTGCAGCAAGCAAACAAATCTGGGTTTATGGGTATGGATTTACTTGTGGTGACGCTGATGGCCAAACGGTGAGCTTGCAAGATGAGGATGACACCGCATTGACTGGAATTATGGAGTTTGGGCAATATGGCGGTATCTCCGTACCTCCGAGTGGGAACTTCTCAATGCCAGTGTTAAAACTCGCCACCGACAAAGATTTGGAGATTGATATCACTGGAGGGGATGTTGACGGCTTCCTATGCTACGCACTTGTATCCGTTTAATTTTTCTTATGATTGAAAAACATATTAGCTATATAAACAGGGTGGGCGCACAAACGAAAGTGCTGGTTAGGACATACGAAGTTATCAGCACTGAACCACCCGAGATGAGATTGATTGAGCAAAAAACTCATAAATTTTACAAACGCAACAAAACCGACAAGGTGATCCGCTCGTTTGTAGACAAAGAACTAACCCAACGCAAATGATTCAAGTATTCAGCAAAGAATGGTTCGAGAAACATCAGAAAATACTGCTTTTCTTTGTCAACACGCTGATAGGAAGGTGGTTTTTCCGTATTTGGGGGGAGGGTTCGAGCGTTGGTAAGAATAAGATTCTCAATATCACTCCTAACGCAATCACATGGCAAGAAGAGGGGGGATTTAGTACTGAATTTCGTACTCACAATAAATTTGGAAAACGGCTTTTTTATGGTTTGAAGCCTTTGTGGTATTTGTTCCATGCATGGGATGTATTGATAGCCAATCCCATCAATCCAGCGTGGAATTTAGGCTTTGACAGTTTAGTGGTTTACCCTGATCCAAATGTAGAGGTGACTTCTTTTGACGGGCTTATTGCCAATACTCAATTGGTTGGTGTCGCATGGGAAGATGTCCGCAACGCTACTGATGGTACGGCGATTGATGATAGTGCGGCGGTGATTAGAGCAAGAGCACGGAATTTCACCACAAGTCACGAAATACATAGGGCATACACGCTGTTTGATACCAGTGCTTTGACCGCCGATGCTGTTATCTCTGCTGGTGTCTACAGTGTTTATGGCTCGCTATTGGGTGCTCCCGCTGCGTTTAATATCAGGATGGTGACAACAACGCCAGCTTCTGATACCGCTATCGCATTGGGTGATTTTGATCAAATAGGTGAAGTGGGACAAGCAGACGATTATCCATCGGGGTCATTCTCGACCGTTGCCTATAACGACATGACAATGAACGCAACAGGGCTAGGGAATATTTCATTGACTGGAATATCTAAATTTGGATTCCGTGAGGTGGAACACGATATTGGTAATGTAGAAGCTGGCGCAGGATTGAGCTACAATGCACAAGTTTTTTCCGCAGATCAGGCAGGTACAGATAATGATCCAAAACTAACTATAACCTACACTTTACCGACTGGATCATTCCGCAAGTTGTTGTTGTTGGGAGTGGGGTAATTTAACTTTTTGAAAATGCCAGAGGCAGAAACAATCAATTACATACTGGGAATAACGACTCTTGTCGGGATTGTATTCTCAGTTTTCTTCTTCTTTCGTAACCCACAGGAAAAACTTGCGAGAGAAAACACTGAAACGGATGGCAGGGCTGCACTTCTTGCCCAGCAGGTGACTATTGAGAGAGAGGCTAACGACAGAAAGTTTCTCGACTTTGGAAAGAGATTAGATGATGCGTTTACTTTGGCGCAGAATCACACGCATACGGTGGACATCAAGGTCACAAAGCTCACAACTGACGTTTATGAAATGAACCTAGCAATTACAAATAGAATCACTGATCTAACACGGATTATTGAAGAAAGAATCCCTAAAAGACCTTAAATTATGACAAACTACATAAATTTAGATATGACCTTCACCCAGATTTGTTCTGCGGTGCTGACAGAGTACAAGGAACCTGTGGCTGGGAGTAACGCCATTCCCTTAGATGTGGTGGAAGATGCAGTTAATTCTGTGTATATGGATATTTTCAACGAGCCTGAGGATGATGCATATCTTCGGGAGGCTAACTTTGAATTTGCCACTGTCGCGGACGCTACCACAAATGGCGCATTGGTGGTAGGAGATACTACGATCACGCTTGAGGACTCTTCTGACTTTCCAAATGCTACAAGGAAAATACTCATTGATAGCAAGGATTGGGCGCAATATACAACTAATGATTTAGTCACTGATCTGACCGTAGTTACAGGCATACAGCATGCACATGCCGATGGTGTGAAGGTGAGGCTGGGTTATCCTCTCTCCTCTATAACCGATATAGATGAACAGGAAATAAATGCCGTTTACATAGATGGTCTTTTGTATAAATTCAAACAGCCAGCTGTTTGGCTCAACGTAGCCGATAGCCAATATAGAAATTACACGATCTTTGACGGTTATTTCTTTTTCCCCGAAACGTCGGCGGCACAGAAAGTGGGGATTATTTACAACAAGGAGCTTACTTTAATGACCGCTACGGGGGACAAACCATCTTTGATTCCCGGGAAGTTTAGAGAAGCTTTGCTAGTGAGTGGTGCAATTATGAGAATAGGGGTAAGAGATGACATGCGTTCTGGGTTTGAATGGCATGAGAAACGATATTATAGGGAACTTAAAAAGTTTTATTCGTTTGCAAATAATCGCATTAAAACAAAAGGACCGATTATGCGCCCGTCAATTTACGATTAATTTATGCAAAAAGGGTTATCTAAATCAGATTTTTTTCTCTTCAACGGTGTTGATGCTTTTATGGAAGGCAATAGAATACCAAAGGACGCATTATTTTATGCTGAAAATTCACGCTTTGCTGGTGGTCGTTGGGGTAGTCGGAAAGGATATACAGCCTTTGGCGATGAGTTGGAAGATGGCACTAACGTAAAAGGGCTTTCTCCATATATTCGTTTTCCATCAGGCGTGGAGACAAATTACCTTGTGGCATATTACGACAGCGAGTTTACCCGTTTTGAGGTTGATGATCCTGAAACTACTTCAACGATTGTAGCGGCGGGGTGGACTGCTGGTGATGTTGATGTTGAGGGAGTGAGTTACAACGGTTCCTTTTATGTTGGTAATGGAACGGATGATATTGGGAAGATTGCTGACACTACTTGGTCAACGGTGGCAGATTCTCCAAACGCTCGCCTACTGGCAACATGGGCAGAGAAGATGTGGGCGGTGGACAATGTGGCTCCGGCGACGGTTCAGTATACCGTGACTGCTACCTCTGGAACGCCTGCAAATATTGAGGACTGGACAGGTGCAGGAAGTGGAGCGCAGTTGCTTGGTAAGGGTGGAAGGATTGAATCATTGCAGAATTTGAATGAAAAATTGTATGTATTTAAGAGAGATCAGATTGATGTATTTACGAACTTTTACACGGATGCAGCTGCTCCGGTGGTTAATGTACAGCCAATTACTAAAAATACAGGTTCTATCAATCACAGAGCTGTAACAGTTGTAGAGAATGATATTTGGTTTCTCGCTCCAAACTTGGAGATACGAAGTTTAGGGCGAGAAGCTAACTATTTTGAGGAAGAGCGCACTAAAGATTTGTCGTATGTAATTCAGCGGCATAAACGGGATTTAGACCCAGACCAAACAGACGCGGTTTCTTGGTATCAGGATGGGATTTACAAACTTGCTCTCAAAGAAAACGGCTCAAATCAAAACAATCTGTTATTCACTTATGATCGTGATACAGGCGGTTGGGGGTTTGATAAGTCTACCTCCCCACAGGTGGCTTGTAGTGTTGACGGTAAATCATTTTTTGCCGTTGGTGGGAATACCGGACAAGTTTACAGAGATGAGAACGGTTTCTCAGACAATGGTTTTCCGATGTCATGGGGTGGTAAAACAGGACTTAGGGATGATGGCGCGCCTGACCTTTACAAGTATGGACGTTATTTGTATGTGCGGGGTGCGCGAAGTGAGAACACGGTTATTACGGTTTATTTGTTGGGTGAGGATTTTGCCAGACTAGAAACTCACACAATTGCAGTTCCTACGGCAGCAGAGATAGCCGCCGGTGATACGGTGGTAGATGATGACTGGGGAATGGTTGGTGATGTAGTTGGTGGTGGTGGATATACAGGTGCAGAAGCCGGTGCGCCACCTGTCTATAGATTCAATAAGATGATTAGCGTGGGTTCAACTGACAGGATGTTTGGCGTGGAGTTTGAAAGTTCACTCACGGTACAAAGGGTTTTTATAGACCAAGTGAAGCTTAAATACATACCTCGCAGCGAGAGGTACACATTGATAGATCAATAACCAAATACTTTTATGGGAGTCCAAACACAGACTAGATTTGACACAACCTTAAATGGTGCAATAACTGATGTTCAAACAACAGCTATTTTAGATGACGCACCGGCACAGACTACTGGTTACGGTACGCTTGAACGTGGCGATGCAAGCGAGGAGGATGTTTACTGGGCTGGACTAACTGGTTTGCAGCTTACCGGCATGTTAAGAGGACTTTCGCAGACCGCTCTTACGAATACGGAAGTAGCAGGAAACAAGAAAGCACACGTTGATGGTGTGAGTTTTGAGGGTACGCTCTTGCATTACATTATCAACAACAAAGCTGACGTTGATGACAATGAGGCCATTACAGGCGCATGGACGTTTAACACACAATTACCTACTTCTACGGATACACCAGGGGCTAATGCGGAGCTGACTACAAAGGTTTATGTAGATACGGCTGACAATTTAAAAGCCAATTTAGCAGGAGGAAATACATTTACTGGTGTGCAGATTTTTGATGATGATGGTGCAGAAAATCTAACCGATGCAGCTCCAACCTCTGATAAGAAACTTACAAATAAGAAGTATGTGGATGATGAAATAGCCGGAGCACTAAATTCAGTGGTCTCGATGACTGCCGGTGAGACCGTTACGGGTGCTACGGCACCTCAGCCAGTTTGTGTTGGTTCGACAAGTTACCGTGCAGCCCGCCGTGTTACAGAAAACAACTGGGTTGCTGGTTCAGGTGCTACTACCCAAAACGTTGGGAACGCAGACGCTACTTCTCAAGTAGCACAGCAATTTACAATAACTGATGCGCTTGCTGATTCTATTACTATTACACAAATAACTATAGCGGTCGCCGATCAAGGCTCACCAGTGGATAATCACTATCTTGAAATTCAAGAAACGGCTGGCGGTCTACCCAACGGTACAGTCGTGGCCGATGGCACGTCGGCTACGAAAACTAGCGTAACAAGTGGCAATAGAGATACTTTTACTTACACATTTAGCACACCTCCGACAATAGTTTCCGGGACGACTTACGCCTTCGTTTTCAGGAGAAGTGGAGTCAACGACGGAACAAACTACTATCAGCTTGGACGGAGTAATGCGGCATCCGTTGTCGAGGGAGGTTCTACGACCTATACAGCGTCTACGACGACATGGGCAGCCATTACAACGACTTCTGACATCTTCTACGAGATGATTCTCACGAAGAGTTACGGAGGCAAGGTGTTCTTGACAGATGCCAATAATCCACCTGTATCCCGCTGCGATGGTTTTGTAACTACGAGTGCAGCGGCAGACGCAGCGGTCACAGTTCAACCTGTTGGTATCATTACGGGACTATCAGGGCTCACGGCAGGCCAAAGCGTCTATGCGAGCACAACCGCAGGTAGCTTGACGCAATCACCAACTGCCGCCCACGGCACGGCGAGTGCGTTTCCCGAGATAGTTGTACCTGTGGGCAAAGCATTTGGTACAACCTCTCTGGCAGTGAAACACGGCCCTATGATGGCTGGCGGTACACTTACAAGTATCCTTCTTGATACGTCGGGCAGCAGCAAGGAGACCAGCATTTTTATAGAAACAGGTTTTAGACCAAACAGAATCCGTCTCGTTGCAGCAGGTCAAGCCGCCGCAGCTACCAACCAGGATTTTGTTGGGCAGATAGTAGCACTAGAAGGAGTTGAGTCATATGATGCAATTGTCGCCGACTTAGCAGATGGTTCAGCAAATAATATCATCACGGCTCAGTCCGAGATACACCTAAACAATGCGATACAGGGTTCTGGTGATACTGATTACATTAAAGTCGGAACGATCTATGATAGCGGCTTTGAGGTAACAATACGAACTCAGAACACAAGCTCATTGATAGATAGATTGTACTGGGAAGCCCTCGGAACTTAACAATAAACTCACATGCAAACAGGACCCAAAAAAGCCACAGACCCCGTAGCAGTTGCAGCAGCGAATGTTGCGAATATGCAAAAAGCACAAGCCAATGATCCGGTGAAAGTTGCAGCAGCGAATGTTGCCGCACTGCCACCTAAAGCACCGTCTTCCTTGGGAGCGCGGCAGTTTAACCCCCAAGAACAAGCAGCAGCAGCGGGCAGTAACTTTTCCAAAGTAGCCGCAAAGGTTGAGAGTGGAAAGGATTTAACGCCCACCGGACAACACATACTTGATTACGAAATGCGGAAACAACAGGGAGCGGTTACGCCCCCTCCTGTTCAGCCTGTTCAACAGCAACCATTGCCTGCACAACCAGGGGTAGGCGTGCCGCCTGTAATAGATGCAGCAAAAGAGAAAGAACAGATGGAGGGTGCTTTTGGTGACTTTCAAAAGGATGTTCAAGGCAATGTGATTCCTTTTTACGAGAGGAACCAGGAGCAGCAAATTCAGGTAGCGAATGATAATTTTGCAGCACAGCAAAAGCTACTTGCTGATTTGGAGGCGAAACAAACGGAGCTTGCTGGTAAACGAGACTCCATTATCAGTTCCAGTGCAGATGTACAAAAGCAAGAAGTACAGAATCAATTTGATTCGAACATGCGTGATGTTGAATTGCAGCGCAAGAAGGTATCAGAAGCATATGAGGACATGCTTGATGAGCAGGAACTGCTCAATAGGCAAAGGAAAGTTCGCGAGGAGACCACGCTTGGTATGGTGTATGGAGGGTTTGGAAGTGTTGCCGCTAATAAGAATTTGGAGGACACAATTATGCAGGGTGAACGTGCCGTTGTTAAACTCAAGAAAGATGCCATAAATGCGGATACGGAAATCCAGAATGAGATCACCGATTTACGGCAATCGTATGGAACGGATATTGCGAAAATTGAACAGTGGAAATCAGAAAAGATCTTCGACAACTATGCTCAACTACAAGAGTACATTATGGGGGTGAGGAAGGATGAGATGATGGCCACGGTCGATAAGAACAACCGTATATCAGACGCAGTTAGCCAGTATAATAACAAGGTTGCTGAGGTGAATGCATCAACTGCAACGATGCGCTATCAGCTATCGCAGCAGATTATTCAGCGGTCAGAGGAGATTGCACAGCGTAACTTTGACAATCAACTACGATCACAGCAAGAGTTCAGGGCACAGGAAGCCGAGAAGAGATCAGCAGAAAGCTTTAAGGATACCCAGCGCATGAATAGTATTAATGAATCTAGAGCAAACCTTGATCTTTTAATGAACACTTATGCGAATAAGGACTGGTCAACTCTTTCAGAGGATGTGCAGAAAAGAATGGAGGAGCTTACCAAAGAGTCAGGTTTACCGAAAGACTTTGTCCAGTCAACTATAGAAATGGTCAAAGAGGCAAATGCTGCAAAGGAGAACAAGGAGCTTGTTAAAGAAGATGAAGACGGAAATGTAACGGTGGTACGCTACAACTTTGATACGGGCACAATTGAAACTATGGAGCTTGGTACTATCGGTAAAGGATTTAAAGAAACCGCGCAAAAGACTAACACTGAACTACGCTATAATCCTGTATCTGGTGAAGAGGAGGTTTATGACAAAGACCGGAATGTATACTTGGGACCTCCCGGACAGGCGGGACAAACTAATGCAGATTTCAATGGCTGGTCATCCACAGTTGGTAGTGGCGAAGTAACGCAAGATTTTAACACACCAGTTTCTTATTTCAAAGATGGCCGTAAGACACATAGTGCTTATGATATTGATGGGGCAATCGGTGATCCGGTAAATGCGCCTGTTGCTGGCAAGATTGTCGAAATTGGGAATAAAGGCGGTTGGGGTAATACCGTCGTGATCGAAGACGCGCAGGGTAATCAGTGGAGGCTTGCACATTTTGATTCTCTTGAGAAACTTAATGTCGGCGATCAGGTTTCAAATGGGCAGTTTTTGGGACCTATGGGCAATACGGGAAATGTTATTAAGGGTGAAGGTGGTGATGGTTCCCACCTACATATTGAGGTTAAAGATTCTGCTGGAAAGCTTATTGACCCGGGAGGGATTAAAAAGGAGGAAGCCAAGGCTGGAATTGACGATACAGGGATAGCCACGACTACTAAAATTGGCGAAATGGGAACCGATAAAGATTTGGCTAAATATCCTGATACGGTACAGAATTTAGCAAAACAAATTAGGGACGGAAAGCTTGATCGTGCATCGGCAATAACCTCATTGAAAGATACAATTATTAACACCACACAACAAGCAAATTATTTAAAAAAGCTCGATGAAGCAGTGCAGAAAGCAACGGGTAAATCTTTATATTTTAAGGAGCCAAAGAATTCTGGAAGGAGTTTAGATGACCTTGATGATTTGGATATTTAATATTCCCATACGCTTAAATTATGCCACTCCCCTACTTACAAGAAGCATTTACTATAGGTAACGCGTTTCAGAAAATGAAGCGCGATTTGGAAAAGTCTAAAGATCCAAAGGCAAGAACAGTGCTCGCGAATGTCGATGAGATGAGCAAGAATTTGACTTTGTTTAACCCCGAAAAACCTACGGTAAACCGCCCGAAACTTACCAATGACCCGCGTATTCAGGCCAACGTACAACAAGTACAGCCTACCTTGAGTACATTCAATGGCTTTGGCCGTGCCCCCGGGACTTACGGATTTTTAGGGGGGGTAGATTTACGGCCAAAAATGGGGCCTGAATTTAGGGATATCTGGTATCCAGGTAAAAAGATGCTTAGTCCTGTGGAGCAGCAGAAGGCAAAACTTATCGAGGAACATAAGAGAAACTTCCGTCAAACCTATATTTCCGCTCCTTCTAGTGAGCAGAAAACGTATAATCAAATTATTAGCGAAATTGGTGTAGACCAGTACGGAAAAAACAGGCAGGGTGCGGAGGATTACTACAAACAACAGCAACAAGAGCAGGAGGAGTCGTTACTTGCCGCGCAGGAGCGAAAAGAGCAGTGGGTACGAAAGAAGCTAGACTCGGACATTACGCTTATGTATAAACCACGTAAAAAGCCGCTCACTCCAAGGCCTATGTATGGGCCTGTGCAATATAGTGACTTAAAATATCAGTTCCCCGAAGCGGTGAAAAAGGCTGAAAACGAATATGAATCAAACCGTAGAGTATCGGGTTTTTTAGGTGCAGTTGTGCAGGCGTTTGATAAGGATATAACTGAACGTATTGGTGGTGATGAAGAGCGTGCACGTCGTGAAGTAGCTCAAGCAACGTTACATTTCCTAGACCCTAAGAAAATGTTATCGGGGCTCACTCTGGATATTATTGACGGTGAGGATTTGGCGAATCTTGGACAGAGCGTTTATACCAAAGGAGGCAAGCTTTATTACAAAGGTTTTGAAATTGGTGATGAGTACTTAACAACAGCTGCACAAAACGTGCAGGAAGCCGGCGATATGGCTTCACGCTTTCTTGGTGCTGCTCCAACCTATTTTGCCGGTGCTGGATTGATTGAAACAGGCATTGGAGTTTTGGCAAAAACAGCAAGTACCTCAAAGGTAGCACAAGGGTTTAGCAAGCTCGCTAAGGGCATTTTATGGGCGCAAAAGAAAGCACCGATACTTACAGAGCTCACAGCCTTTAATTTGATGGAAGAAACCGCAGAAGCAATCATCAGGAAAACCGCCGGGCAGGAATACACTTTTAATGATTTTGTCAACAGCTTGAAATGGGGTGCTGCATTGGGTGGCTCAATTCAAGTTGTTGGTAAGGTGATTAGTGCAGTACAGGCACGCAAGCTTGTACAGCAAATGGAGAACCAGCTAAGTACAAACCGTGTTATTGATTCGTTTGATTCGTTGCGTGAATTGGATTTTGAAGGGCGTAAGCTTGACGCGTGGTATCGGGATACGCGGTTTGCATATTTGAAGGAGCCAGGGGAAGGCAGACCAGGTATTGAGAAGCCAGCGCCATTACCGCAAACAGACCTCCAACAATCAATCTCCAAAGCCAAAGCCTCTGGCCAGTCTTTTGATGAGTGGGTGAAGGGGCAGGGGGAACAGAGCTACAGATCTGCACACCAAGTTAATTCAAAAACAACCTCTCCTATAACTAAAATTGCCGATGGAACATTAAACTCCTTTGTTGATGAGTTTAAGCGTCAATATGGCTATCCTGCATTAAAATCAAAAGAGGTAAACAAGTTGAAATCCATTATCTCTAATCCAGAAGCAGACATTAAGATCTATAGAGCTTCTCCAAAAAATGAATTGAATGATGGAGATTGGGTAACTATTGATAAAGATTACGCCAATGATATTAAGAGACAGAATGGTGGCAAGGTTTATGAGCACACTGTGAAAGCGGAAGACTTGTTTTATCCAAAAACTATTGAGGGGTTCAAGGAATTACCGTCATTAAACAAATGGGGGGCATTCCAATATCAGTCTTCTAAAACCCGCTCCCAACTAAAAGCAGAGTGGGATAAGGTATCAACAAAAGAAAAATTTAGGGAAGGAGGACTGCCGGAGGAGGCTAGAACGAGGGCGGAGATTGAATCAATAAGGGCTGAAACTAGAGTGGAAGCCCGAAAAGGAAAGGCAGGAGCTAAATTAGACAAGAAGGCTAAGCCAAAGGGTGAAGTTAAAAGTATTACCCAACGAGTAAAAGAGAATGTCGATTTAATGTCACCACTTAAAGCCGTTTCAGAAAGAATCAAAAAAACCAAAGACATTACAGAGGATGATTTTATAGAGCTTGCCAAAAAGATAGAGAATAAGAACGCCACAGAAAAAGAATTTTACGAAGCTTCTATAGAGGTGGCAATGATGAGGGAAATAGTGGAATCTAACCCCGTTCGAGAGCTTTCTAAATATGAGTCACGTACTACTGGTGAGCTGGCTGAAGTGACCGGAAAGGGTAAAGGAGATTTTGCAAGAATGGGAGACCAAAAAATGCAAGAACTAGGGTTTAAGGATTCTGAAGAGGCTAGAGAGGCATACCAACGATATTTAGTGCAAAAGGATAAACTGGCACGCTTGCAGGATAAACTTAAAGAAGTGCGAAAAGAGCGGGGAGCTATTGCAAAGGGTGAGGCTTTAATGGCTATCGCTGTAGATTCAAGGCGTAAAAAACTGGCAGCGATAAAAGATCATTACAATCTTACTGATTTTGAATTATCGAAATTGAGACAAGGTAAAGACTTAACTGCTATGACAAAGGAAGAATATGCAACTTTTTTAAGGGATGTTGACTCAAAGGCTGCGGACATTTCAATTACCAGAGACGCAAAAAACCAAGTACAGGCATTTATTAGGGAGAGGGAATTTATTAAGTGGGAGAATTTGCAGGAGGCTATGAAGCTACCCCCTATTGAAGAGATGACAGTAAAGCAGCTACAACAATTAGAAGACGCATTGAAACCTTATGCTAAGGGGGATGAGTTTTTGCCGGTGCGTATGTTGGAGACGATTAAAAACACCGACTTGAAGGGTGTTAAAACGAACCGTGAAGTGATTGAAATATTGGCAAAGAAAACCGGAAAACCATTGTCTGAAATGAATATAATAGAGATGGGTGAGTTTGATGGATTTAGGGGTGATTATGCATTGAGCAAACAAAATCCATTCTTTGATTTATTGGTGAGGCGTAAGGTAGAAGGATTTTTAGAAGCTGATGCACGCGCATATGAGTTGATTGATAAGAATAATGCGTTGGTACGCAAGGCACGGGCTTCTGTCCAACGGGGCGTATTGGATAAGTTGATTCCCGAAGATCCACAAATAAAAGAGTGGATAGAAAATGTGGATAATCGCGCGGAGTTGGGCAAGAAGATGACTCCCGAGCAATTGGACGCTGCAAGTTATCAAGATAGTGTTTACCGTGCTTATTACGATGAGATGGTTATTGATGCAGCAGGTAAAAAGTTTTCACGGTTTGAGGATAAATACTTCCCCCATATCCGAAAGGACTTTTTGGAAAATTGGAAAGATGACGGTTTGATCAAAGCGTTTAAGGAGACCCGTAAAGAGTTTGAAGATAATAAGGCTGTGAAGAATATTTTAAATAATCAGACGGGTGAAATTTTACCTTATGAAAAATGGATACCATTTGAGCAAAAGCGTACGGGTAAGTTAGTGCCAACTGAAAACACAGCAAAGGCATTTTCTGTTTATGTAAAGACCCTTGAACGTGCACGGTATTTAGATTCTTTGGTTCCTGAAATTATGGCTTATGTCCATGTTCTAAGCCCTAAAGGGTTAACACCTAGAGGATTAGAACTTGATTCGCAATTAAAAGAATTTGTAAAGAAGTGGATTAACACTAATAAGGGTAGAGTGCCGACGCTGGCGTTTGAGCCTGGTGGTGTGGTCGATTCAACAATTAGGGCAGGTGTAGTTGTCACACGCACGCTTGATCTTGCATGGAATTTTCCAACACAAGTGATATCACCAATAGGTGAACATATGATGACTTTGACCATGCTAAAGAAAACAGATTATGCAAAGGCGGTAGCACGGAGAGCGAGTAAGCAGGGGCAGAAAATCGTAAGTACTTATGAGAATTTTGTGGGACGTAGTTTTTGGAAAGATTTAACCGACCCATCGGAGAATCTGGGTAGTCAATTACGCAATACTATGTTCCCTCTTTATCACTTAGCAACGAAGAGTGCTAATGAGATTTTCTTGTTGGGTAAGATGACGGCTGAGGAATTTAAAACAGGAAAGATAACAACTAAACGTCTGGCGGATATTCAGTTGGAGATGGCTGAATATAGGCAGGTTAGAGGTATGGAATCAATTATAGGGAAGACCGGAGAGGCACAGGCATTTAAACAATACAAAGGCTGGGCTATCCCTGTTGCAACGGCAACGATACGCAATGCAAAAGACCTCTATAAGTTGACTGCAAAAGCAACGAAAGCAGGAGGTGTAAAATATGGATTTGTTACAGCAGCACAGTCAAAGGAAGCGGGTAAACTTTTCTTTTCCATCGCTTCAGGGCTCACAATATACGCACTTACAAGTGAGTATTACGAGGAGTTGGGAAAGAAGAAGAATAGAAGTTTTGCGGAAAATGTAATTTACAAAGGTATACGAGACTCATTGACTCTATTTGGCGCATTTGACCCCACGTTATGGGTGAAAACACGCGTAGGTGACTTTGCTTTGGATGTCGCTGTGATGTTAAAACAAGCCCTTACTATGGAGCGATATGCAGAATCAGGCAAATATGAAGGAGGGTTAAAAGCACCTGAAAGTGCTAAACGGATATTCACACCGGCATCGGTAAAACCATTACTTCCGGGGAAAAAAGAACCATACGAAGCAGCATCAGAATATATAAATGTTTTAACCAAAGAAGAACTTAGCGAGTTAAATGCGGAGCTTGATGAAGCCGTGGCAGAAGGGAAGTTGACAGAAAAGCAGGCAGATACAAAATGGGATAATATGAAGAAGAATCAACAAATAGCCAAGAAGATAAAGCAATTTAAGGATGAGGGATTGTCAAAAGAAGAGGTAAAAGAGCGTGCTACAAAGGCATATCTTGAGGAGAGAATCAATAAAACAACCGCTGAAAAGTTGATTAAAGGGTATTAATTACTTCACTTAATCCCAAATAACTTTGCCAGAATAAGTAGAACAGTTATACGACCAATTACGTTAAACCCTTCTCTAAAATATGAGATTTCCGTAATTAGAACAAATGAGATAAGGGTAATAGCGAAAAGGACAACCAAGATTTTTTTAACACCTTTCCAAAGATTTTTTATATCCATAATAAATATTTTAGCATAACAGAATTGCGATTTATATAATGTATACTGACTATGGCAACATATCCCGTTGAGTTCGACACCCCCCACAAAGGCAATGAATGGTTACAATACTACCAGCCACACAACGTATTTCATCCCGGCTGGGATTTGAACAAGGGGAAAGGCAACGCAGACCTTGGCAATCCCGTTGTGTGCCCTATATCGGGAGTGGTGACCTATGTCTCGCCTTTTGCTACGCGTCGTAATAATG